AAAAATATACAGATCCCAGACAGCGTGAGGAGCCTAGGCGATATGGTTCCCCAAAGTATCAAGGATAAGATTGTTCCTAAGGAAGTACAGGAGCTTGTTGGTATTGCTCCGTCGGCAACGGTTCCGCGTATTGATACGGACACCCCGGCTGAAAAACCCGAGACGTCTCCCCCTCCCCCCGCTTCTTCCCGAAAGATTGATATCGCTCCAGCTCCCCCGGTTCGTCGAGAAATAGCTCCCGAACCGATTGCAGAAGAGAAGGAGCAGGATGTTCTGGAGGAGGAGGAGAAGAAGGACGTCAAGGTTGACGACGTCACGGGGGTAGTCGAAGACGGTGGAATTGTTGTAAGGAAGGTTGAGGAGGAGAAGGTTCTATCTACTGTTCTAAAAATTGATCCCGCCGATCTAGAAGCGGTTCAGGCCCTGTTAAAATCTCGCAGTGGAAGCCAGGTAGTTCTACAGTGAATTCTCAAATTCGTTGGCACGGTGGTATGCACCGTACACCAAGAACACGAAATCTTCCAGGTCGCGGATTTCGTACATGATACTTAAAATCAGCGTAGCTACGTCCGAGCTCAGCTGTATTTCACAGTTGTACGTGTACGCCGCATTCCGGATGTTTTTCAGGAGAGAGTGAAACCGGTGCAGGTTAGGATCATGGTTCTCGAAGTACAGCCACCTCGTATCTTCCGTTAGCGAGTTTATAAAGACCGCAAACTGAGGAACATTCATGGATATAAAGTTTTCGTGGTGGATCTCTTCGTACCCGTGCTCACGCATAACCTGAGTCACACGCAGCCACCGGTTATCCCGACGATCGGCGGCGGACATCGGTTGGCGTTGGCCTTCGTGGTACAGCTGTAGCCCCTTCTTCTGACGGAAGTTCCAGACCAGACGAAGACGTTTCGTATCTTCGCGTGATAGGACGGTACGGGTATAGGGATTCTTGATCTCGAGTTCCTTCTGCGACCACTGAATAATCGATCGCTGGTCAAACCAGTATACTTTTCCCCCCTCTTCGATGGAAAAGTAGTCGTGGGGGTGAACGCTTGTCTTGGGATCCAATGTGATAATTTCGTCGTCGTTGTGGCACAGAGATCGTTTCAGGACTCCGACCCCGGCAATACGGAGCGGAGTACGAGTAAGGACTCCTCGAACCAGCGACTGGATTTTGAGAATGCCAGAAAGAATATCTGGGTTCTTCTCGGCCCATTGGTTGGTCTTCTTGCACCGCATGTGCTTCCCGCAGTATGGCAAGTTTCGTAGGGCTCTTGATTCACATCTGTCGATTGATGATTTATTTTTACATGCGAGACAGCTCATACTTTATTGTATTTACAATCCGATGATACGAAAATACAATACGATACGATTCTATTCGGTAAAAACGGATCGGGGGTAAATCGTGGAAACCCAATAGCACAACATACACCATGGCAGCCCCCGCAGTAGTCAACGTCTCTAAGATCTCCGCGTCCGATATCCAGTTCTCCGAGCCTCGCCCGAATAAGCAGGGTGGTAAGTCTATCTCGTTCAAGTACCTCAGCCAGAATGTTCAATTCCGTTTCCCTCAGCTTGGGTTTCCTGGTGGTTGTCTCGTGAAGGAGAACGAGAACAAGGATGGGTCGACGACGACGTCTTACACGATGTCGGCTTCGCTCCAGGGCTGCGACTCGTACGGTCGCGAGCCGGCAACGGGCACGGACGATGTGTCCAAGGCCTACAACTTCCTGCGTGAGTTCCAGGAGGCCGTCATCCAGGCGGCGGTAGCGAACTCGGCCGCGTGGTTCGGCAAGAAGCGTGGCGAGGAGTCGATCCGCGACTCGTTCAACAAGTTCCTGTCAGTGTCAGTCGACAAGACCAACGATGGCTGGGTCCCGAACGGCAAGTACCCGCCTTCGCTCCGCTTCAAGCTGCCTGTCTACGATGGCCGCGTGTCGATGGAGGTCATCGGCGAGGACGGTACGGACATCTCTCTCCAGCCCTCGACGCTGCAGGAGGCGTTCCCGAAGGGCTGCTCGGCCAAGATGGTCGCCCAAGGCAGCATCTACGTCATCGGCCAGGGCTTCGGTCTGACGTGGAAGCCGACCTATGTCCAGGTCAGCAAGCGTAAGCGTCAGACGGCTCGCGAGATGTTCAAGGACGACGTGGACGATGCCGAGGATGCTCCTGCCCCGGTCGTGGGCGGTGCCAAGGCCGCGTTCGCCGAGGAGGACGAGGAGGAGGAGGAGGTCGAGGAGTCGGAGTCCGCTCCTACGCCCACGGCTTCTGCCCCGGCCCCGGCTCCCGCTCCGGCTCCAGTTCCCGCTCCGGCTCCGGCCCCGTCGGGTCGTCGTAAGGTCGCGAAGGCCTGAGTATCGGATGGAGGAGCGTAGAGCACACCGTCATCATCAACAAATAATGTAAAGAAGACGTCGAACCGAGGCGTCCTTTTTTCATGTGTACACCCAGGAAGCCCGTCGTTCGTATTGCACACAATGCACAGAGAGTCGGGATGAGTGTACTTTACAAGATCAGACGGGCGAAGGATGGCAAGAGACGTTCGTTTCTGTAAGTCTTCAATGGACGTCCAGCCATACCGCATACAGTCTTCGTATGCCGCCTCTGACATCATGGACCACACGCTCCTGTCTCTAGACTCCCACTCGGGTTCCTGAAGCAAGGTGGCAAAAACGTTCGAGTAAAACCAGTAGCATTTGTGGGAGTCGGCAGTGTGTTCGGCCAGGCCTACACGCTGACTTTCGTCGTATAGCCAGTACACCTGGTACTCTGCATCCGAGAATTCGGGGTCCAGGTTTCCCCGGAAGACTTCGCGTCCATCGTACGTGTACTCTTCCACATCGGTTCCCAAATCAAAGTTTGCGATATCGGTGTTTGCAGGGTATAGCACACCCATCCTTTTCTGCGACAGCATGCTGATCAATTATGGTTTCACGATAAGTTTTATAAGCGAATAACCCGCGAGGATTTCAAGGAGCTTTACCAGCGTGTGCTCGAACGAGTTCCCTCCCCTGATCTCCCCCTGGAATCCAAAGAACCGGACGTCGTGGAGATACTGCAGGAGATGGTAGAGCAGGAGAAATGGTATGATCACGGGAACGTAGAAGGCTACGACTCCAGAGAGCACATGGATGACAACGTAGATGGGATCCTTATACCAGATCCGCATCTATTGAAAAGACACTACAATTTTTACCTCGTGTTTCTTCAGCGACTTGGTGGCTGAATGGGAGAGTTCGTGCCGCTTCTTGCGGGTGTGCTCGGTGGCGGTTGTCTTCTTATCGGTCGTGGACATCCGGGTCTCCATATCGGCATGGATATCGTCGCGGTGAGAAAACAGGTAGTCGATGACATCGTCCTCAATAGCCCATGCAAAGAAGTTGAGCTGGCCTACAGTGGTGGACACTCCGTGGAAGTTCACACGGGTCCAACGGCAGAAGGGGTCGAACATCTTCTTGCTGTAAGCCTTCAGGTGGGACTTGTAGGCCAAGTAAACAATCACATGCTTCCCTGCCTTGGAGATGTAGGACACATTATTCATCTTGGAGTAATTGGTCACAAACCAGTCCAAAATGCGGAGGGAGATGTTAGTCTTGTTCTCCAGGATGTTGCGGAGGAGAGTCAGGCGGTCAGGGGTGTAAAAAGATTCTAGGCGGTGGAGGACCCAATCCTCCTGTGTAGAAATTTCGGCGGTGGTCGTCATTGTTTAACCGCAGGGTTTTCCTGTAAATCGGATTACGCATATTGCGTGTCAAAGATATAACAATGGAAGTGTTTGAACTTCCTTTAGATGCCTGTACCCATCTCACCCACCGAATCAAGAAAATCTGCCGGGATCGTGGATACAACTACCGGAACTATAAAGCACAGGTATATCGACTTCTGGCTACCGACTTGGGTAAGGTGTGGGCCCGCAGGCGGTCGATCCATCGTGTTCTCCGCGACTACGGCGTCGCCGACCAGCGGTCCGACAGCTGGCACCTCCGCCGTTCGGAGATGATGACGGCATCTGAGATCACCAAAGCGTTCAAGACAGCATCGCCCTCGGCAAAGAAGGAGCTCCTGATGCGAAAGCTGGACGGACCCAAGGCTGCAGGGGACAGTGGACCGATTACTGCATGCCTGTGGGGCACGCAGTTTGAGCCCTTGGCCAAGGAGATTTACGGGGATATCCAAGGAGGGGCAGAGATCGTGGATACCACGTGCGTCGTTCATCCGGTCTACCCGTTCTTGGGTGCGTCCCCTGACGGGATTGTTCTTACGAAGGACAAGATGGATTACCGCTGGGGCAAACTCGTGGAGTTCAAGTGCCCGATCTCGCGGAAGTTCACACAGGAATCTGCTATCCCCGATGCTTATTACCACCAGATGCAGATGCAGATGGAGTGCTGCAATATTGACGAGTGCGATTATGTGGAGATGCAGTTCAAGACGTGCGGGCGTACAGAGTGGAACGCGTCTGACTCACCGTATAGGGGTGTGATGGTCGTCTACGACGACGGCAAGATCTCCTACAAACCAAAGGAGGAAGATCCAGACGTCTGGAAGTCGAAGATCGAGGGTGATGAGCACCGGGTAGTATGGTGGTACTTGGCCAACATTCGTATTGAAAACGTTCTGCGAGACCCGCGGTGGCTGACAGACCGTATTGACGAGTTCAAGGAGTTCTGGAGTATGGTCCTAGACTGTAGGCGGGATCCCTCTAGAATGGAGCATTATATCCCTCCCACTGCCCCACCCGCACTCCCAGACGCTGCCCCTTCGGCGGCTGGTGCGAATCGGGAGCCCGCAGATTCGTTGTCCGTTGGGCGTACGATGATAATTCACCTAGGGCCTGAATCTTCTGAGACGTGCGATCAAGAAACTCCGGGACTCCAAACCTCTCTCGAGACCCAGCAAACAGGACTCCCACCACAATAAGTCCAACAATGGCAAGAGCTAAGAGTCCTGCATTTTTCATGGCTCGTTCTATTGTAAAACGGATAGAATTAAACCCATCAGGAAACAATAATACAACAATGCCGACCACCGAAGAAGTCCTGAAAACCATGCTACAGCAACGCAAGGTGAACACCTCTGCACCCGAAACGATTGACACTGATTTCCCCGCTACTGTGACCAAGTACGGCGACACGCTGGTGTTCATGAGCAACCGTACCCGCATCACCGAGGATCAGGTTCTGCGTCTGGTTTCCCTGACACAGGAGCACGGCGGCACTCGTGGGATTGTGGTTGTTCAGATTCCCCCATCCGAGACGATCCTGGAAGCTGTGGCGGCTCAGAGCCACATTCTCCAGATCTTTCATACTGGTCAACTGACGTTCGATATTACAACGCACCGTGCGGTTCCACTGCACCGGGTTCTGGATGCGGAGGAGGTCAAGAATTTCCTGACGCGTTTCGGAATTTCGCTGGACGCGATCGCGAAGAAGATGATCGCCGATCATATCCAGATTAAGTCTGAGGACCCCCTTCTCCCCCAGATCGCAATGAAACACAAGGAGTACATGCCCACGCCACACATCTGGTCGCAGGATGCACCGGTACGTTGGATTGGCGGCCGGCCAGGGGATATTATTGAGGTTCTACGCAAGTCTCCCGACGCGGGTGCGACGCCTTATTACCGATTTTGTGTGGCGACTGTATAATATAATAATGGGAGACCGTTCTACTTTTGAAAAGATGATGGACGAGTACAAGTCCAACTATGTACAGTTCGTAACTACAGGGAACGATGCGTACAGGACAGCGTACAGGAATGCCCAGGATGCGATCGATAAAATGCTCACCGCCCGCCAGGAAGAGGTGAAGTCGCAAAAGGATGATATGCAGCAGTTTGTGCAATCGTACCAGACTGGAAATGATGAAATGGGAGAGCAGTACGATAAGGCCTCGGAACTTCATGAGAATGCTCAGAAGATTGCAGACGAGTACGAAGCGGCAAAGAACCGGTATGATCTCTATACCGAGAACTCCCCCAAACTCCCGACCATCGATATATCCAACGGATACGCTATGATTCTCCGGATCGGTATTGTTCTTATTTTGATACCTATCATGTTCCTGGTAGCCTTCTGGTCTCCACAGATGAATCCGTTCGCATCACCGATGTCGGCCTTGAGACCGGGTCAGCCGTTCGAAATGAATATTACGTCGCCGATGTTAAGCCCGATGATGGGGCGGAGGACATAGTCGGCAATTCTGGGAGGGAGATGGGGGGAATAGAGCTCACAACACTCTGAACGCTCGTCATTAGGGATGTGAACGTGAACATCACGAGAAGGAGAACAAGCATGCCAAGAATCGCGATAATATAGATGTAGTAGGTCTGGGTAGATCCACCACCAGACGAAAGGGTGGAATACACTGTGTTCAGTTTTGACACTTCATCTTTTTCGGCGAAGAGCATGGTAAGATCACGCTTGAATTGGTTAAGATCCTCAGCGAAATTAATGGGGGGCATCTTTCCAAGTGTTTCCCGGCCTGAAGAATACATCTGTTGGATAGACATCACAATAGTCGTTAATTGCTGATTCATTTCGGTAAGTGTGGAAATAAGCTTCGCCCGGCGGGCTGGATCCTGTGTCTGTACAGCCTGTGAAAGTATCTCGTTGTAGCGTTCGCGGATCTGATAGTACTGTGAAAGTGCATTATCGGTCGCACTGTTCTGCTGCAGCAGGGCAGCATTCCACGCCTCGTTCTCCCTGTTTTCACTGATGACTGAGTCGGGGTCCAAGGTCGTAGAATTCCAAAGGTCAGACGAATCAGAAGGGTTCATTACAAATACACATGAAAATATCGTGGATCTATATAACAAGAAGATGGCAGAGTATGCCCAGGAATTCCAGACACAGTCTCAGGGTCTTATGAGTTATATCCAGGGACAACTTTCGAGTGTCGTGTCATGGACCGCCTTGCCTGGACAACTGAACAAGATCGTCGTGTCGCCCACAGGGTTTGTATGGGGATTTAATGTGAATGGGGATGTCTATACCTGTAAGGAACCGTGCGACGGTGCAAACTGGAAGTATGTAGGTCCTCCTCCGAGTATGGTTGGACTGCCGCTGGACATCGTAGTAGATGATCAGAATGTTTACATCCTATACAACAGCCAGTCTGCGACGAAGCCAGGGTGCCCTGCCGGTGGTAAGGGAATCACAAGTGTGAAAACGAGCGGGGGGTACAATATCCGCTTGTACACGAAGTCGGAGTGCGACAGCATCGGAGGAAACTGGATCGGAAACGGTGCCCGCAACTGGGGCATGAAGACGGATAAGGTAGGAGAGTGCTATGGTCGTCCAGGAGGAAACGCGAGCTTTTGCAGTACCGATCAGTCTCCGTCTCCTGAAGCTGCGGCGGCCGCGGGAGAGTCTGTGAGTTCATCTGCGTCTCCAGGAGTTTCACTTGCCTTCTCGTTAAAGCCTGTTGATGATTCTGGAAGCTGGGAGGCTCCCAAGGCTATTCCTGGTATCCCTCCCGCCAATCCTACGATCAATATTACCGATCAGTTCATTTTCGTGGGAAGCCAGGGGTGCTCAAAGCCGTGTACCACCGGTTCTTGGGTACCTATTTCCCAGCCGGCGGGCAGCCAGGGAATTGTTGCGGCAAGTTCTGGAAACACGTATGCCCTTGCGGCGGCGGGGAACGGAGAGCAGAAGATTTACCAGAGTTCTGGAAACGGTCAGGGAGGATGGTCTGAACAGGCGGGATTGTCAGGAGTTATGCCGCTGGCAGTAGGAGCGGACTCACAGTTTATTATTGGAGTTGACCAATCGTCCCGTCGCCCGCTGCGGTGTTCTCCCCCGTACACTGAAGATGACTCCTGTCAGGTGGATAGTACGTTCACTAACCGCCCGATGGCCGGATCGCACACGGTCTCTGTCAATCCTCGTTCTTACCAGACGTATGTGGCGGCCTCGAGTTCTGGAACGGTGGGAAATCTGTACCAGCGTGTAGACCCGGGAAGCATTGACAACTCGGGGGTTCTGGATGATACGCGGCAGTACCTCTCTGAAATGGACAGCAGCGTCAATGCCCTTGGAACCGCCACGAGCACACAGGATGCCCAAATTCAGGTTGGAAAAGTGAAGCAGGCAGCAAACTCTGTTATCAAGAAGATTTCGGATATCCGCGAAGAGCGTGAGAATACGGCGGCCGAGCGTGATCGGATAAAGCGGAAGATCCAGACAGTCGGAGGTCCTCCGTCGGAGTACCGGATGAAAATCCTGCAGACGATCACAATCACACTTGCACTGGTTCTTCTCTCCTATTTTA